ACGGCTTGATGACCGCCTTGGCCGAAGACAGCCTCAGCTCTTCCGCGCGGTTCAGCAGGGAGCCGTACAGTATGACGGACACATGCTCGCCCCGCACCCGCTCCGAGACGGCAATCGTGTTGTACTCGGGGTCGCAGATGAGATAGTTGCCGTAGGACCCGGCCCCATCCGATCCCCACGTCGCCAGGTTGCTGAAGGTGCGCCTGGTCAGAATACCGCTCGTCGGACTCATGCGGTCCCTGAGCGGCTCGACGTCCGAAGCCGTCTGGATGGCGCCGCCGGTGTGGTCAACGATCTGCCCCGACCAGTCCTTGAAGTCACTTGCCGACCCGACACTCAACTGTGCCCACGGCGCTGCGATCTTGGGATCGTCGGCCACACCATGGGAGAGGAGCTTGAGATACACGCCGCGCAGTTTGATCTGCTCCCCCTTGTCGGCGCCGATCTGCCCAGACTTCACGCACCAGTCCACGGGTTGAGCCCACGTGTCGTCATCCACCCGGCCGGGGACGTAGGCCTGTTGCCATGCGTAGAGCATGCAGTCCTCGACGTAACCGCCGCCACTCCGTAGGAGCTGCACGCCTCCCGCTACCGCCTCGATGCCTGCCGACGCCACGAAATCGGTGGCGAGTCCGCTGTAGTACATCGGGAGGTACACAAGGGGGTTCTTGGCGTTGTAGATCAGGTTCATCTCGGGGGCATACATCCCCGTCGAGTCCGCCCCGTTGTAATAAATCCCCACCACATCACCGGCGGGGTCGGGCAGGCCGGTGCCGGAATCATAGAGCCCCACGGTGAAGCCGGCAGCCGAGGCAATCCGTTCGGAAGGGAGCAGTGCGTCGATGGCGTTTGTGGCCCCGACGGTGGCGAAGTTCCACTTCGTGTTGTCGAAGGTGAAGTACACGAAGATTCTGTCGGGCTGCGCCAAATTGAAGTTGGGCACCACGGACACCGGCAGCAGGTAGCAGCGTGCCGGCGCCGTCGTTCCCCCCGGGAACACGGTGTCTTCCGGCACGGGTATCCATGGGTCGATGTAGATGAAGCTGAATCCCACGGCGCCCTCGGTGCCGCTGCCGACGTATGCCCCCGTGACAAGTCGCCGGTCCTCCCGAGTCTCAAGCATGGTCGTGACGGCAGCGTAGCCGGCGTTACGGTCAAGGGCCCCGCCGCGGCCGTACCTCAGCAGATACCAGGACGCGTTCTTGCCGCTGTGAGTAGGGGTACTGCCGGCAAAGGACGTCATGTCCACGCAGGACACCTCCTGCGGTGAGCCCACGCAGTACAGCCACTCGTCCCCCATGACCAGCCACGGGTTCATGACGTTCTGATATGCGCGGACGGTCCCAAGGGCCGCCGCCGACGACTCGAAGGACCACACTGCCCAGCCGTTCTCCCACACCAGGGAGAGGTTGCGTTCGGGATAGACGACGTGGACCGCGTCCCGCACATGGTCATACACCACGTGGGCATCGTCGTCCGGCCTGCACATCAGCATTGGCTGTTCGTTCACCAGGCTCGTTGCGCCGCTGGCCTGAGCGTAGTAGGTCCGGGGGTCCGACAGCCCGTCGTGCCAGAAGTCGTCAATCGGGTCGGAGATCCGTTTGGCCTCGTAGCCGTTGGTCGTGAGGTAGACGCCTGCGGCATCGGCCCACACCACGCCGGCCTTGGTGCGGCGCACTGCGTTGGGGCCCAGACAGCCCACGGTGTCGGAGACGGTATGCCAGCGTCCGTAGATCTTGAGGTCGCTGCCGTCATTGGGCTGATAGAGGTAGGTCTGGTGTGAACCGAAGACGAGAACGTCACCGGAGATTCCCTGAAGCGCCACGACGTCGTCGTCGAGGGGCGTAAGCACCACGTTGTCCGAAATGATGGCGCCGGGCATGTTGAGATTGGCAAACCAGATTTCCCGACCTCGAGCCAAAACCATCTGGTCGCCAACCATGGCCACGGCCGGCGGCTTCGGATAATTGGCCCGGGTGAGGTAAATATACCCCACCGCCTCGCCATCGACCGCGCTGACCTTGCGGACAAGGCAGGACTCGGACGGCCCCTTGTGGTGCCAGTCCCTTGCGGCGCTGCCCTCGAGCTGCTGCCACCTCGTTCCATTGAAAGACGCCGGGAGGTAGGCCATGAGCCCGGTGCGCTTCGAACCGAAGTACAGGGTGTTGTTGTGGGTCAGGAAGAAGAATCGGTCATCCCCGGCCACCACATAGTCGTCATGCCGGATGAACAACGTGGTCTCGAATTGCCCGTGGGCCTTCTCGATGTTGTCGTATGCCTTCTCCGGTGTGCCCGTGTAGATGGGCTCTTCCCAGAGTTCCCCCGTGGTCGCATCGTAGATGGCCACGACGTAGAGCCTCACGAACTGGCCGGGCGGCGCGTAGCTGGGCAGGGGCTCTCTGGTGTTGCCGGTGTAGACGGACTGGCTGAAGATGGAGACAACCTGCTCATGCCCGAAGCCGGTACGGATTGATTCGGAGCCGTGGTGCTTGAGTTCTCCCTGCCTGACCGACAGGGAGCCGAAGGCGTTGTACTTGGCGTTAATGGTCGTATCGAACTGCACGACCTGCCCAAACCCGTCCCGCACAGGCAGGTATCCGTCCCACCTCTCCATGTTGAGCAGGAAAAGGTCCTTCTCCAACGCAGGCTTGATGCCCGCGCCCAGGATCTCGACTTCTGTGCCCTTCGTCGCCATCCGTGTCCTACGCCACGAACACCATGTGATCGTGCGCTCCGGGGTTGCGGCCCCTCGTCAGGTACGCGTACAAGTCATTCAGCCTCTTCTGTAGCAGCGGCTCCAGGGCCGCGTTGCGCTCCACGTCGGGCACGGCATAGTGCAGGCACGCCAGCAGAGCGACGATGTCGTGGTACTCCACAAGCTCATCGATCCATGCGTTCGTGCCGGCCGTGAGATTCCCCACGACCCATACCGTCGCCGCAGCGGTGGGCAGGTACTCCAACCGCACCGCTGACGCTACGGTTTCGGAGAAGTAGATGGTCGTGCCCGCAAGGAAGTACAGGCAGCTTCGTTGTTCGAGTTCCTCCCACGATGCGGCAGGCTCGAAGTAGTACTCGAAGTTGCCGGAGGCGTCCACGGCCGCGACCTTGATCAGCCTGCTCAGTCTGGTCGTGGTCGGGTTGTTGCCCATCACGCGCACCGGGTTTGCGGCGTCGGCCAGGTCGTAGCTTGTGCCGCTGACCGCAATGGTCGTCCGCGCCGAGAAGAAGTGAGAGTCGTAGTCGGAGACGATGTTCCGGAACTCGTCGTACCCCTGTCCCAGAATCATGATCCGTTCGGCGTTGGTCAGGCCGGTCTGGTCCTTCTCGTCGGTGTAGAAGTCGAAGAGGGTGCCGACGTTCTCGACGTAGAGCAGCGCCATCAGATAACCCCTCCCGGCGGCCCGGCTTCCGGCACCTCCTGCGGCGGCACCTGGTCTCCCTCCAACACCATGGCATCAGGGGCCGGCCCGGGAGGCTGCGGCGGTCGGCCCATGCCTGGCTGCGCCATAGCCGCGAACTGCGCCTTCCACTGTGCGGCCAGAGCCTTGGTCTGGAGGATGATCTCGAAGTGGGCAGCCACGCGGTCCTGTGTATCGGGGTCCTGCGCCCGGAACTCGTCGGACTGCATGTACTCCCCGAACACCTCGATGAAGGCGTCGAAGTCGTCGGTCGGATAGAACTCGACGATCTGGTCCTCGGGCCCCTGCCAACCAACGGCGTCGGTGACGGCCTGGAGCACGTCCAGGGCATGGCTGAGGGCCTGTGTGTGCTGGTCGATGAGCTTGCTGGTGGTGTTCAGTCCCAGCTCCTTGGCTGCCGTCGGCGGGTCGATGATGCGCATTTCGAGATGGTCGTAGATCTGCGCCCGCCGTGCTGCCGCGTTCTGCCGGAACAGGCTGCCAGCCTCGACGATGACCTCGGGGTAGTCCACGATGTCGGTGTTCTTCAGCCGCTTCGCCACCATCCGCCCCTGGTTGTCCCGATACCGAATCCACCGGCTTTCCGGGTAGCGCTGCTTCATGTTCACCAAGGCACACTTCACGGCCTGAACGACGCCCTTCTCAATCCCGTCCTGGGTGATGCGAAGCTGGCCCAGGTCCCGCTCGTACAGCGCCTGCGCGTGGGTTGCCGACCGGACGTTGACCGCCGACTTGCCCATGCTGGTCGGATGCACCCCGGCGATGTCCTGCATTTCGGCAAGGACGTTCGAGATGTCCGTAAAGGCTTCGGGCGGGATGGACCCCACCCGCATGTACTCGGGCTTCACGCCGGCGAAACGGTACGGGACCTTCTCCCCGGCGCCGCCCTTGAAGGCGTTTCCGGGCAGTCGGCATTCCTCGGGGCACAGCACCTTGGGGTGGGTGATCAGTGCCAGGGCATCGATGATCTGCTTGCGCTTGTGGTTGTAGATGGTCTGGAGGTCGATGAGACTCTCGATGAGCCCCGGGGGGTACATCTGGCCTGGCATGGGCGTGTGGGCGACGTAGGCCACGGGGAAGATGCGCCGGTCGAACGTGTCCGTCCAAAGGGCATTCTTTCCCAGCATGATGGCGTGATGGCCGTCCCGCCAGTACACGTCCCACAGGCCAAGGTGGTTGGCCTGCTTGTCGGTCTCGGTCTCGGCGTTGGCCTCCTCGATCCACTTGCGCGCCTTCTTGATGTCCTTGTAGGCGTTCAGCAGATCGTAGCGATGAACGTAGCTGCGAACGGCGACCCAATGAGCATCCTTATACCGGGTGCAGCCCTTGGGGGTCAGGAGGTTGTAGGGCGACACGGCGACGGTGACGACTTCGCCGATTGGGGGCTTTTCGGTCGGCCCCTCACCGTCTGCGGTCTCGACTCTGATTTCGTCGGCGTCCTCGGACGGGTTGTCCGGGTTGCCCAGCGTCAGATCCTTGTTGTAGTAGGTGTGCAGAGCCCCGACCCCACACACGACGACCCACTCGGTCAGCTCGGCGATCACGTCCTCCATCTCCGCCACGTACCACCACGACCGGACGGCGTCCCCGGAAGTGCGGGCCTTCACGACGTCGTCGGTCTCGTTGGTCATCGGCGAGAGATTGATGTTCGGATACTGGACGCTCAGGGACGACATGGTGTGGCGGTACAGCGGACCCAGGCGGTTGATGGTGAACGCCTTTGAGCCGCTCGCGTCTTCGGCGCGAACTACGCTTCTCGTGACCTTCGACCGGACGAAGTGCTGGGTGCCGTACAGGTACGCCTGGCACGTCTCCCACATGTACTGACGGATAACGCGGTCCTGGAGGGCCTGCTGGATCTCGTTACCGATGGATGCGGGGGGAGCCCACGTCATGCGCCGCCACCTCCCGCGTACTTGTCCCGAAAGTCGTTGACCTGTCGATACATGCTGCCCATGCCCGCCATGGTGCCGAGGGCGTTGCCGGGGGTGCGCCGGCGCTCATCGACCCCCATGCCGATCCCCTTGCCGACGAGAGTCCCGGCCTGGCTGCCAATCGCGGCACCCGCTTGGACGTTTCCTCCGGCCATTGCGCCGATGATGGCACCAAGGATCGTCCCGGCCACGGGAGCCGCCGTCTCTGCCGTCTCCGCCATGCTCCCGGCTTCTGCCTGGTTGGCCGCTGCCGCATCGGTGGACGCTGCCCTGAGTATGGCGAGCCTCCGGGCTTCGGGGCTGACCGGGTAGTAGTCCATCATCGGTCTGACTCCGCCCGTGCAGCGACGATATCCTGCACGGACTCAAGAGCCTCGTACTGCCGGGTACGCCACTCCTCCCTGTCGCGCCTGTGTTGGCG